GCATTTACTAAGTCGATCTACGACAAAAAACCACGCCAAATAAAACTTTTATACCAACACAAAACTGACGAACCTATTGGTGTAATTGATAGTCTTATGGAAGATAAGCGAGGTCTTAAAATAAAAGGCAGATTAGCTATGGCAACCCAGAAAGGCAGAGAAGTTTATGAGTTGATGAAGATGGGTGCTTTAGATTCAATGTCAATTGGATATAAACTTTCGCCAGACGATTATAAATACAGCGAAAAACAAAAGAAACGAACAATCACAAATTTAGATTTAATGGAAGTGTCAATGGTTACATTCCCAATGAATCCAAGAGCCAAAATTACAAAAGTAAAATTGGCTGAAATGAACGTAAGAGAGCTTGAAAAATATCTATGCGATGTAGGTATGTCAAATTCTGTTGCAAAACAAAGTGCAAATATATTATATAAGTCTTTTAACAAAGACGAAATAATGCAACGTGATGTTGTTGATAGTATAAATGCGTTAATTGATAAAATTAAACACTAACGGAGTTTATTATGAGTGAAGAAATAAAATCTGTTGTAGATGATTTAGGTTCTGCTTTTGAAGACTTTAAAAGCGAGAACTCTAAAAGGTTACAAGAGATAGAAAAGAAAGGCTCTGCTGATCCCTTACTTGTTGAAAAGGTTGACAAGATGGCTGACGACATTTCAAAAATGAAAGAAGCCGAACAGAAAATTGAATTACAACAAAAAGCATTAGCAGACGCAGAATCTAAACTTGAAAATTTAGAAACTGCATTAAATAGACCTAATTCTGGAAATGATAAAGCTGAAGTAGATTTGCAAATGAAGGCATATGACAAATGGCTACGAAAAGGTGAAGTTGATCCAGACGAGAAAAAAGCACTTTACGAATCAGACGATACGCTAGGCGGGTTCTATGCACCAGCAGAATATGTTGCTGATTTAATTAAAGGTGTTACTGAAATATCGCCAATTCGTTCTATTGCAAGAGTTAGAACTACATCAAATAGAGCTATCGAAATCCCAAAAAGAACTGGGCAGTTTGCAGCTCAATTTGTAAGTGAAACTGGGACAAGAAGTGAAACCACAGGTTATACAACTGGGCAGATAGAAATTCCTGCACACGAATGTTTTGCACTTGTAGATATTTCACAAGCGATGCTAGAAGATTCTGCTTTTGATCTAGAAGCTGAAATGGGAGATGAGTTTAGTACACAGTTTGCAAAACTAGAAGGTACAAAATTTGTTTCTGGTACTGGTACTGGAGAGCCTCAAGGTTTTACTGATTCAGGTGCTGGTATCAGCTCTACCAATTCAGGTAGTGGTACAGCATTGACAGCAAATGGTTTATTAGACCTTACATATGCAATTAAATCTGAATATATGGCAAATGCTAGATTTGTTATGAACAGAAGTACATTTGCAGCAATCTTAAAATTAGAAGATACAGAGGGGCAAAAAATATTTGTTAATTCTATGAGTTTTGTTGGTGGTGCGCCAGCTACAATTTTAGGTAAACCATATGTACTTGCCGAAGATATGCCAAATGTCGCTGGTTCTGCAAAACCAATTGCCTTTGGTGATTTTTCAAAAGCATATACTGTGCTTGACAGAGTAAATCTTTCAGTAATGAGGGACCCATTCTCACAAGCAACAAGTGGTAATATTCGTTATATCGCCAGACGAAGGGTTGGTGGTGCTGTAGTTTTAGCTGAAGCTATTCAACTACAAAACATTTCTGCATAGGGGGTTATTATGCGAGATTTATCAAACAGAATAAAACGTGCTGCTTGTCAACCTGCTAAGGTTTTTACAGCAGATTCTGATGGGACCACTGTAGATTTACTTGGTTTTAATTCATGTGCATTTACTGTCGATAGTGGCATCGAAGGTGATACCTTATCAGGAAGTGTAAAATTTGATTTTATATTGCAACATTCTGACGATGATTCTACATTTACAGCTGTTACATCATCAACTGATGTTACAGAGGGAAGTGTAGATAGCAATGGGATCTTTTTGACACTAGATGCTAATGGCGAAACACCACAAATCTCTGGTATTGGTTACATCGGTGGTAAGAGATATGTACGTGTGAAAATTGATGCAACAGGTACGCATTCAAATGGTACACCAATCTGCGTAAATGCAGTACTTGGCAACCCAATTGATTCAACTGATGCATAAATTGTAAAGTTTGTAGGGGTGGTTTATGTTTGCTCATTGTCTGCCCCTACTCTTACAGGAGTAAGTTATGAAAATAAAGATGCTTAGAGATGTTGAGGCAAGTTGCAATGAATCAGGTAATGCAACTAGAATTTACAAAAATGGTGAAATAATTGATTGTGATAAACCTTGGTTACAGAATATTGGTAATATGTTTTTATCTGATAACAGCGCAATAGAAGTAAAGGTAGATAAACCTACAGCAACAAAGAAAAAAGCTGTAAAAAAGAAAACTACGAAGAAAAAAAAGTAGGTAGCTATGGCTAGAACGATTGGCAGTTCATTTTCTACTCAGCTATCTTCGGGAAGAACCAGACCTTTCTATGCAATAGAGTTTTTATATCCGCAAGCGCTTAGAGCTTGGACAGGATATGGTGAATTCACAATTTCAGGTCAAATATATACAGGGCTTGGCAATCTTATCAATGTAAGCGCTATTGAAGAAACAGGCGAAACCAAAGCAACAGGCTTATCAATTTCTTTAAGTGGATTAGATGGATCGGTTGTTGCATCAGCATTACAAGAAACTCAGCAAGGCGTTCAAGCCAATTTAAAATTTGGATTACTAGAAACTACAGCAAATGCCTTGGCAATTGTTGATGATCCATACGAAATTTTTTCTGGTTTTGTTGATACTGTTGCAATATCAGATGAAGGCGATGCATCTACCATAACTTTTGAACTTGAAAGCAAATTAATTTCACTTGAAAGACCACTAGACTTTAGGTATACCGACCAAGACCAAAAACATTTTTTTCCAAATGATAAAGGGCTTGAATTTGTAGACGATTTACAAGATAAAGAAATTAAGTGGGGGGGTGGGTGATTGATTGTATACCAATTATTGACTTGTATAAGAAATTTGAAAAATACAAAAGCTATCGTGATGATGAGCTATTTGCGCATATTTATCCTTCAATAAAACTTGGTCAATATAAAATACACATAGATAAGCAAGGTCTGTATGGCTTTCAAAATTGGGCTTACCTTGATGATCTTGAACAAGACAACTTTATTCGTACTCACGAAATATACTATGATGCTTGGAACTCTGGAAACAATATATGGCATGTTGATCTTGTAGCAACTCGTAATGTATTGCAAATAGCTGACTGGACAAAACAACATTTTACTCAATTACTTGGCTGTAACAGAAATGTTAAGTGGTTACGTGTATATAATGATAGAATAGTTAAAAAACAAGTTTATACAAAGAGGCATTTTGTTTAATGGGTAGTAGTGTAAAACGATTGGCGATTACTGCAGTAGGTATTGCAGTTGGCGGATATGTTGGTGGTAAATTGACTACAGCATTTACTCTTGGCAAAACTGCTTCATTGATAGCCACAGGCGTTGTTTCTGCTGGTGTTCAAGGCGCACTATCTAAGGCTTTAATATCACAACCAAAGGGAAATTTTGCAAAACAACTAGACGCAAGAACTGAAATGGTAAAGCAACCTATCATTCCAAGAGAAACTGTGTATGGTGAGGTAAAAAAATCTGGTGGTATAATATTTTTAGAATCAACAAACAACAACCAAGATTTACATATAATCGTTCAACTTGCATCTCACGCTGTAGAATCTATTGACGAAATATATTTTGGAGATGACCAGTTAACGCTTGCTAGTGCTGGAACTGATGGGAATGGTATAACACAATTTAAAGTTACTGCGCCAAGTAAGTATGCAACTGAATCTAAGTTTACATCTAAAACAAGAACACTGATTGTTTCAAATTATGTAGATGTAAAGGTAAGAGAAAACTTGCCTTTTGGTGGGTATCAAATAGCTAATGGCAAAGGTATTGCAAAAGATACAACGTCAATTACCTTAATTTCTGATAGTGCATTTTCTGTAACAACTGCAGATACAATTAATATTAATGGTATTGAATATGGTATTTCAAGTGGGGGATCAAGTTCTGCTTCTGGATCAAGGCATACATTAACAGTAACAATATCAGAAGGGATAAGAACAGATGTAAAAGCAACATCTATAACATATGGAGCACAAAGCCCATCTGGTCAAATTCAAACAAGAATTACGCCCTACAGAGAAAACGCAAATACACCTTTACCTTTTTTATCAGGTACATCAACAACTACAAATTATGCCATAATTGCTACACAGACTTTTCAAGATGCAACAAATTTAACTGTCAGAATAAAAAAGCATCTTGGATCAGATACACAGCAGGCAGATGAAGATTTAGTTAATGAAGTACCACAATGGACAACAGCACATATGCTTTCTGGTATTTCATATATTTATGTTCGTTTAAAATATGATGCAGATGTATTTCCATCTGGAATACCAAATATAAGCGCAGAAATAAAGGGAAAAAAGGTTTTAGATGTAAGAACAGGAGCGACTTCTTTTTCATCAAATCCTGCTCTCATTCTGCATGATTTTCTAACTGATACAAGATATGGATTATCTGTGCCAACAACTCAAATAGATACAACTTCTTTTATAACAGTTGCAAATATTTGTGATGAAGATATACCACTTGCTGGTGGCGGAAACGAAAACAGATACGAAGCACATGGAATTGTTTACAGTAATATAAGTCCGATGACATCAATCGATGAAATTCTCGGATCAATGCTTGGCATACTTTCATATTCAAATGGCAAATTTACACTTGCTGGTGGCAAATTTGTATCACCAAGCTTGACTTTAACTGAAGATGATTTTATTGGTGCTTCTGTAATTCAAACAAAAACATCAAGACGAATTTTATTTAATACAGCAAAGGGAATATTTACAAGCCCTGAAAGCAATTGGCAACCCTCAGATTATCCAATGGTAACTTCATCAACATTTGTTGCGGAAGATAACGGAGAAACTATTTTTGGGAATATTGATTTACCTTTTACAACATCATCAACAATGGCACAAAGAATTGCAAAAGTTGCTTTATTTAAAAATAGACAACAGATGATATTGCAAGTACCTATGAAACTATCTGCATTTACTTTGCAAGTTGGCGATACAGTCAGAATATCTGTTGAAAGGCTTGGTTTGAATTCAAAAATATTTCAGGTAGCAGACTGGACATTTAATGGAGAAGCAACTGATTTGGGAATTGATCTTGTGCTTCAGGAAACTTCTTCAAGCGTATTTGATTGGAATGCAGAAGAAAGTACATTTATAAGCGATAATACAAATTTACCAACAGCAGAAACAGTAGAAGCACCATCATTAGAAGTTAATGATTTATTACAAGCGTATTCAGGAACAATATCAACAGTTATCAATATTACAGTAAGATCAAGTTCAGGGACAACAAATGAGTTTGAAGTAGAATATAGAAATACATCAACTGATGTTGCATATATATCACTTGGTAAATCACGAAATAACAAATTCCAAATCCTTGATGCAGAAGATGGCATGGTTTATGAAGTGAGAGCAAGAGCAATAAATGCGTTTAACGTTGCTTCTGCTTTTACAAGTGTAGCACATGAAGTCATTGGCAAAACTGCAAATCCAGCTAATGTATCTGACTTTTCTGTAAATATAGTTAATAATTTGGCTGTTTGTTCTTGGACTGCAAATACAGAGCTTGACCTATCGCATTATATTATAAGACATACACCTGTTACAAACAGTCCTGTATATGCTGGATCAAGCATTGTTGCTGATAATATATCAATGGCAACAAATGTTATATCATTACCAGCGCAAACAGGTACATATATGATTAAAGCTGTTGATGTGCTTGGTTTGACATCTGAAACTTCAACAAAGAAAGCTGTTATTAGAAACCAGATAGCAGATGACTTTAATGCTGTCAGTACAACAACGCAGTCTCCAAATTTTACTGGCACAAAAACAGATGTAGAAGTTGTAACAAGAGATAGCACAAATTTTTTACAAATTATTTTAGGAGAATTATTTGATGATCACTCTGGTAATTTTGATAGTGCTTTGGGTAACTTTGATGATGGCGGTGAAGTGCAAAACAATCTTGATGGCTTTTATGACTTTAGTACTAACCCTATTGATTTGGGAGCAATTTATAATTCATATGTAACCACTTCTTTAACTAGCAGTAGATTCAATGAAAATAGCTTATTTGACAGCTTTGAAGGACTATTTGACGAGCAAACAGGCGATTTTGATGGTAACTACACAGAACAAGATGATGTTA